TTTAAGAAAGACATTTCAGGAAAAGACATATCCGCTATGAAGTCTAAACAAGACATACCATTAGAAATTAGAATGTTGATGGGTGAATATACTGATGTGGCTCAAAACTTTGCCAAATCAATTATAAAACTTTCTTCTCAAACCAACACCTCTCAAATGCTTAGAGATATAAGGAATGTTGGACTTCAAACAGGTATTCTAAAAAAGAATGATGATACCCCTGGTTTTTCTGAAAAAATAGCACCAAGTAAATCAAAAACTTTTGAAGAAATAGCAGGCTTATATACCACGCCTGAAATAGCAGAAGAATTTAATAGAATGGTTGAACAAAAGCCAGAATCTGCTTTGTTAAATATCTATTTCAATATAGTTGGAGCAAATAAATATATGAAAACTATATTATCTCCAGCTACTCACGCAGTAAACTTTGTAAGTAATATGGGTTTTGCTGCGGTTAATGGATATGGTGACGTAAGAGAATTAAAAAACGCCTATCAAGCTTTTAGAAACTTAACAAGAGGTAAGAACTTTAACAGAGAAATGTATAATAAATATGTTCGATTAGGTATTATAGATAAAAGTGTTGGGCTTCAAGAAGTGAAAGAATTATTTAGTAATAATGATTTTGAAAGTGCTATTCTTAGAAACATAGATAGTAAAGGAAATAATTTAGCTACTAAAATGTTTAAAAAATTTAAAGGAACAGTTGAACAAACATACCAAGCAGAAGATGATTTCTGGAAGATATATTCTTTTGAACACGAATTGGATAGATATGCTCAAGCTGAATATGGTAAAAAACCAAGTGAATTAACTGAATCAGAATTATCGAAAGTTCAAAAAATAGCAGCAGATAATGTTAAAAAAATAATGCCGTCTTATGATCAAATCCCTGATATTATTAAAAAATTCAGATCTGTTCCTATAGTTGGTTCTTTCGTTTCTTTTCAATATGAATCTTACAGAACGGCTATTAATACAATTAAACTTGCTCAACAAGAATTACGTTCAAAAAATCCCGAATTAAGAAAGGCAGGAGCTAAAAGACTTGCTGGGGGAATCACCTACATATCGGGTAGAAATGCATTATTAGCGTCTTACGGAAAGATGGCTGGATTAGGTGTGGCCGGAATAATAGGGTCAGCTTTATCTGATGATGATGAAAAAGACAGAAAGTCACTGGCTAAAAGATATTTAATGGAGTGGCAGAAAGAATCTGATATTCTACCTTTAAATATTAAAGACGGGAAGTTTGAAATAATAGATATATCTGGGTCAGACCCGCACGGAGCAATAAATAAAACTATTAATGCAATGTCAGAATCTGAATCTGTTGAAGACGCAGCGTTAAAATTATTTGCAGAAGCAGTATATAAACCATTTGCAGGAGGTGATATGACTGCTAATTTATTATTAGAATTAAAAGAAAATAAAAAACCTTCTGGGGCTCCTATATATAATGAAGAAGACTTACCTACAATAAAATGGGAAAAGCAAGCTGCTTATATTTATGATAAATTACAACCAGGATTTACTAAACAGATTGGTCAAGTTGTTGAATCAGAAGATAAGTTGAAAAGAATAGCAGGTATGTTGACTGGGTTAAAACAATACGAGTTTGATATACCAAAAGCTTTTAAATATAAATCTCAAGCATTTGGTTATGGTAGAAAATTACCTAATATTAAAAAAGCATACAAGAAAAACATCATAGATAAGTCTCCTGAAGAAATAGACAACCTTTATGAAGATTATAATAAAAATTATGTAGATGCGATTAGAGATATGCATTTAGATTATAGAGCAGCTAGAGATGTGTTTGGTGTTTCCAATAAAGAATTAATAAAAATAATGAAAGAAAATGGTATTAGTATGACCATTATTAAACAAATAATCAAAGACAAGCCAGTTAATTTACCCAAAAATCCAAATATTAAATCAAAAAAATCTTCTTCTTCTGCAATTAGAGCTTTTTAGTTTGTTTAACTTTTTTTAACAACTCTTAGTCAATAATACCACAGATTGTTATTATACATAAATTAAAGGATGAAGATTTGCAATATATGCAATCAAGCACATCCTGAATCAAACTTTCCTACTGCCGGAGTAAAAAACGGCAAGAGATACTCAAGGCACCAATGTACTCAATGCTACGGTAAAAAGAAAAGACATCGTAGATACGTTAATAAACAATGGCTTAAGGATTTAAAAGAAAAAATGGCCTGTGAGTCCTGTGGATACTCTAAAGAAACACATCCTAGATTTTGTACTCAAGCTCTTGAGTTTCACCACTATGAAGACAATAAGAAGTTTGAAGTAAGTAATGGCGTACACAGAGGAATGGCCATCAAAAAACTTCAAGAAGAAATAGATAAATGTAAAGTACTTTGTTCAAGATGTCACGTAGAAGAACATTATCCTTCTTGATCTACCAACTCATCTAAAATTTTAATTAGATTCTTACAAGACTTATTTAATTCCTCTTGTTTTTTATCCATTAAACTTTCATAAATTTCATCAGTAGTGTCGTTGATCATCTTAGTTATAAAGTTAACGTATGTGACGTGGTGTTTCATTGTTTTAAATCTTCTGAGTACAAAAGCTCATCTCCAAGTTTTTTATCTATTGTTTTAATTGTTCTGTATATTTCAATACTTCTTCTCTTTACTTCGTCTTTTTCTGACCTTGTAGAATCAATTCCTAAATGAGCATACAAACTACAATCAATCTCTAACAACTTGTCTATCTTATCTTTGTCAGTCCAGGTCTTGAACTCTAAAATCTTTTCTATGTCTTCAAATTTATATCTCATAATAAGCTTTGTTTTTATTTTCATAATAATCATAAGCCTCTAAGTCATTAGGACTTAAGGATTCTAAACAATAAGTTTCGTTAAAATATATTTTTTCTTCTTTCACCTGCTCTTCTTCTTCTTCTTCAATATACTTATTTTTATTTGGAATAGGCTTGTAATTATAAACAACTTGCTGATAATTTAATTTTAATTTTTTAGCTACCTCTGGAAGGGTGTATCCAGACATAAGTAACTCATTTGCCAATACATTATCAAATTTCATTTAAATTTAAATTTAAGTTTATTAAGTCTAAATAATCATCACTATCTATTTCTCTAACATCAGTGAATGAATATAAGTTTCTGTCTAATCTAACACAATCAACAGAAAAAAAAGTAGCTTCTGGCTTGTGTATTACACCACCATAAGTAGTGCTTTTATGGGGTTTTAAATTATCTAGTTTTTTATTAATAAGTTTAGCAATAGCCATCGACTGAACCATAGAAAAAGACTGTTGAAGCTTGTCAATAAAACCTTCGTCAACGTCAAATATTCTATCCTCTATATACTTCTGTCTCAAATCCGTGGTCATTTAACTCTTTTAATCTATACTCTTGTAGTTTAGACAACTTTCCTTTTTCTGTTTTAATCTCTGAAAATAAAACAGAGTCTTTTCGTATTGCAACCAAGTCAGGTATCCCATTTTTATTAGTCTTAATTAGTTTAATGACATAATACCCTTCAGCTTCTAGTTGTTTTATTCTTTTCGCTTGTATTGCGCTTTCTTTCACTATATAACATTCTAACTTTTAAGCCTAAATCAGAATCATTTGGAGTTTTTTTAACCAAGATTTCAATTTGTCTATTAAAGTTCATTTTCATAAATTTAATGAATTATATTTATGTAGCTCATAAAAATACTTAGTAATTTTTTTATTATTTTCAAACTCTGTTCTATAGGGCGCAAACTTTGGAACAATATCAGAGGTAATAATTTCTTCCTTTAATTCCTTTAGATCATACATATATATTCCAGAAGAGTCTTTTACTAAGTAAAAAGGTTTTTTTTCTAAAGCCTCTCCAATCATTAGTAAATTATAAAACTTATCTACTTGTATATAGTGGGTATCATAAACAACATCCCTAACTTTAATTTCTATTATAGAGATGTCGTTGTAAGCATCGTAAACTTCATATTCATTTTTCGTAGGTTTTAAACCTCTATCGTATTTAAGGTTTAATTCTTTAATCAACTGAAGCTCTTTATTTTTCATTTCCACTGGTTTCTACCAACTAACATTCCAATTATACCATAGTTAGCTATATCAATAAACGTATCCTCTTGACCTTCACCAGGAACATAATTCTTGCCATTCTTAATCAAGTTCTTTAATCTGCTTATTTTGTCAGTTAATCTAATCGATAAACCTGTCAAAGCAAACTTTTTGTCTTCTGGTTTCTTTAAATCACCACCTAATGCAATATTATTTAGCCCGTAATCCATTTGCTTTCTAGCAAATAATTTATACATTTCTTGTTGTATCTCCTTGAACTCCTTAGATAATTCAGGATATTGTTTTTCAAAGGTTTCTATTTCTGTCATTTTGTTTTTATAGTTTAAGTAAGATTGTTAAAATAATCTTTGTTGTGTGTTAATTTCATTTTCTGTTTCATTCTTTTTTTCAAGATCGTTAATTCCACATAAACCATTACATTCAAACAATGGTTTTGGAGCTCTTCCTTTCATCATTGAAATATCCTTTATATTTGGGTATTCTGGATTATGCTTAAGAAAAACTAAACCACCCCCTTTAGATTGGTCTTTTAACATAGTTACAGGTTTACCTTTAAGTTTTGTTATTTTATGCTCCATTTCAGCCATATTTTCAAACTTATCAGGAAAATCTTTTTTCATTTTTTGCCAATAACCTATACCTCCTTGAACACATCCCGTCTTAAAGCAGTTATTATTTAAGAATCCTAAAGAATACATATTAGGAACTTTAATGCCTGCATCTTGCACTATTTCAATACATTTTTTTTTACTTAGTCCATACATCATCAAAGGAAATATAGGTTTTGTTTGTGGGTGGTTTAATACCATAGATTTAGCTCTTTTATACTCATCCATCTCAAAACCAAACACTTGATTACCCCAAGTGTTGTTTTTTTCCCAAGTTTCTCGAACTTGTCTTTTCATTTCAGAACTACAAATAGCACCTTTAGCATTGTTTAAAGCTTTGTATCTAAGCCATACTTCTTGTATGCTTTTATGCTTTGCACTACTGATTGTTTCAATTTTAATTTTATACCAATCAGAACAATCTTTCATAAACCTGTATGTGTCATCGTCTTCATTTTTTGTGTCAATAAAAATAATTCTTACGTTTTCTGGACCGTATAAATCAACAGCAATCCTGCAGGCTACCGCACTTGTAATTCCTCCAGACCACCAACCAATTATTTTTTCTGTCATTTTGTTTTGTTTTTATAGTTTAAGTAAGCTCCTTCAATATTAAATCCGCAGCCACATTTTTTATGATTACCCTCAAAGTAATTAACATACTCCTCTCTTGGTATGCAATACCAGTTATTATTATAAGGGTTGAAATGATATATTAAGTTAAATTGTTCCATATTTTTTTTTGACATCCAATGCCATTCTTTTTTAATCATATAAAATAGTCTCTTTTAAAATGTCTTAGTGTGTAATCTTTTTTGCTATTTACAGCTTTGTATATCATTTTCTCAATCCCTTTCTCAGAGAATATCCAATAAATATTATTATGCATTCTGTCTTTAGTGGTCATACGATCACGACTCTGCCAATAACTTGTAGCACTAAAATCAATATTGTAGTAAACCAAAAACTCAGCCTTTCGCAAAGATATACCTTCTCTGCCACTAACAATCTGCAATGCAATGTTCTTATCTGTACTGTCAAACTCTTCTAGTGTAGTGCATAAGCTATCACCAAATACTTCCCTTAATGCTGTTAACTCAGCCTGGAACTTATAGAAGATTCCTATCTTCTGACCATCAAACTTTTCCTTAATAAACTTAGCCTTACTTAAATCAAGTACCATTCTATTTCCACTCTCAAACTTTACCGTTCCACTACACATCTGATGCATCTTAGTCATTAACTTTACCGCAGTGTCACCCAATATATATTCACCATCTATCTCGTAAACTAAATCCTTTCTAAGGACCTTAATAATATCACTAACCTTTTCACTTATCGGAACTAATAATACCTTTTCATTGATAGTAGTTTTAAACCCAGCCTCCTTTTGACTATATGAAATAGTATAAGGCTTCATTTCCTCTACAATCTCAGGAAGACCTTTGCTATAATCATTTATATTATATCCATTTATTTTTTTCTGCACTACCCTTACATACTCACTAGCAAACTTATAAAAGCTTTTATATTTGCTGAAAGGATTTCCAGGCACACCATACACTTGGTGATACATTTGAGAAAAACTCTCTGGAGTCGGGGTCCCTGACATTAAGATGACATACGGCTGATGGTCTTGTATTAATTCTTTTACAGTCTTAGCTCTTTTACTAGGCTTTGGAAAAGCTCCCATTGAATGAGCTTCATCACAAATAACAACATCCCAACTCTTATCACTTATCTTATGAATGCTTTCGTAATTAACCACCTCTAAATAAAATCCTGGACCATATGTATGGTAATCAGCTTCAATACTACTTATTGCTTTTTTCTTAGTAATAAACAATACATTTTCAATATTTAATTTTTCACATATACCCAAAGAAGTTAAGGTTTTGCCTGTTCTAACCTCCATAGATAAGTAAAGTAGCTTTTTATTTTTAAGCACTTTTAATCCTTTTTCAATGATATTTAACTGATAA